ATGTCTTGCGCCTCAATGACGGTTTCCGTGACGATGGCGGCGGCTCGCAGGGGAATCTCACGCTTACGTCGCTCAAAGCCTCGGATCATATCTTGCGGGCTGCCTTTCGTGTATTTGACGCCCACGGCACTACACCTCCATCAAATCAAAATCCACACCTGTTGCGTTGTGCGCGACGGCATCGGCAGTGTCAAAGTCGCTTGCGCCGTCGTAGTAGGAGGTGACATAGCCCGTCTTGCTGGTGACAATCGCATAAGTGGCGCTCGGGCCTGTCCCCCGCAACTGGTATGTGCCTTCGGCATCAGTGGTGGCCGCAAAACGGAAAAGCCAAAGGCCATCCACCTCTTCAAAGGCGCGCACAACCGCACCGGCCAGTGGTTCCGAATCTGACTCAACCGTTCCAGAAATGAACGGCACCGCCGCCCAATTCGCGTCGTTTTCTACGCTCACGGTCGCCTCAACGGTGTGGCTTGCCCGCCACGAGGAGTTGACATCAGAATCGACCATGAACAACAAGTTGAGCAGTTCAGGGTTACGCTCTGCCTGAGTGACACGAATCAGCCACCCGCGCTGAATCTTGCCACTATACGCCGTGCGTGGAATCTGCACTCGGATGCGAACCTCACTAGAAGGATTCCCAGTAGAAGACGCACGAGTGTCCACTGCAAGACGAACTGGCTGGACACGCGCATTAATACCCTCCGCAACTACCGGGTTTCCCACTTGCACAAAGGCATTGGTTTCCACGTCGAAAGTTGAAGTCACCAGTGACGGGTCAAGCAGACTGATTGTGGCGTTCTTGTAGTCGTCAGAGATTTCCCCAATAACGTCGGCCCACACGAGAGGCGCGCGCATCAGACGATGAACTCCGTGTAATCGACAAGGGTAAGGTCAAGTTCAGCAAGCTCGGCTCGCGTGTAGCGCCGCCCCGTGCTGACAATCTGGAAGCCTTCGCCACCTTCAGCGTCAACGATGTGCGCCTGCTCAAACATGGCTTTAGCCTGCTCGCGGAACTGCTCAGCCCGCTGGCGCATGTCAACTTGCAGGTCGTAGTCTTTGACCATTTGCGCTTGGTCTGCGGCCTGCGTGGCGAGGGCGTTGAGCGCCATCCCTGCGGCACGGTAGATGTTCGATTGCAGAAGGATATAGCCGTTGATTTCTTCGTCACTGAAGAAAAGGTATGTGCCTTGACCGCCCGAAATGATTGTTGCGTTTGTGTCGCCCACAAGGAGGCGGAACTGCCCGACAATATCGGTAAAGTCGGGAGGGGCAACACCTATAGTAGACATGAAACCATTCTACCCGAAAGGGCTTTAGTAGTCGGTCTCCAAATAAAAGCGCATAACTTCCAGTACTACCGCCGCTGCCGTGCCACCATTGTTGGCGTAGGCGTGCCAGGCAAGGAAAGTCGCCTGGTCGGGAATATTGGTCGTGAGCACGCCCTCTGCGGTTGCGCCTGTGTCGAGGCGAACGGCGCGGTAGTTGATCGTTGTGCTGTTCGGCGGGGCAAAGAAGATGACCTCGTACACGGCGGCGGGGGTGTTGACGGGAAAGCCTGAGCCAAGGTCAATCTTTGTGCAGGCACCCGCCGCGTCGTTAAACATGATCTGCATGTTCGTGTCGGCAGAATCGTTGCCCATGAAGAAACAGTTAGTCAGCGCCGATGGATTTTGCGTCGTAGCGATAGCCGAAGTTGTGGAAAACAGGCCGACCGCCGTGCGCTGGAGCGCCGTTGTAGACGAAATGGCCCAGCGGGTCGTAAAGAAGAAGCCACCCTGCCCGGGAGCGTTGCCCAGCCAGCATTCAACAGTAGTGTTGCGCAGTTCAGACGCAGAGTTGGCCGTGGCGGCGCTAGTGACGATGCCGCGCCTTGTCTGAGTGCGGATGTTGCCCGCAGCGGGCGTCGGGTGCGATACGGTGCCGACAGCGGTGGGTGCCGCCATGCCGAAGACACTGAAAGCGGTGCTTGCGCCGGGGGCCAGAATCCTCATGCCGTTGCCGAACATTGCGGGCTGGAGGGCCGTGTCAATGCCCGATGGGCCAATGACTTTAGGGAGAACCCTGCCGCCAATAGACTTGGCATACGACAGCATATTGCCCGACGACGGCGGGGTGGGGTCGCCTGTAGCGGCGTAGGTGACAACGGTTGCATCCGTCAGCAGGCCCAGCGAGCCGTAGTCAAGAGAAGTCCACGCGGTCGTGCCGTCACCAATCTTGTAAAGGCTGGTGTCAAGTTCCACGCCCAGTTCGCCTTCGGCAAGTGTGGGGTTGGCCGAAGTCCACTCAGCGGCGGTGCCACGTCGGAATTGGAAACGATCTGGCATTAGGGTGTGCCTCCATCAAATGTGATGCCCGTGAAAACGCTGGTCGGAGTGCCACCGTCAAAGTTGCTGGAGCCTGGGATACCCTGCGGGCCTTCAGGGCCGGTCGCACCAGTTGCACCAGGGGGGCCTGTTGGGCCAACCTCGCCCTGAATGCCTTGAATTCCTTGCGCGCCTTGCGGGCCAGTGTCACCCTGGGGGCCGGTAGGGCCAGTATCACCCTGCGGGCCGGTGTCACCTGTATCGCCCTTAGCGCCTTGCGCTCCGGTTGCCCCAGTCGCACCAATAGGGCCGGTATCTCCGGTTTCGCCCTGGATTCCTTGCGGGCCTTGAGCGCCTTGCGGCCCGGTCGCACCTTGGGGGCCAGTTGCCCCGGTTGCTCCAGTCGGGCCTGCGCCGCCTTGCGGGCCTTCCGGGCCAGCGGGGCCAGTGCCACCCTGGGGGCCTTGCGGGCCGGTTGGGCCCGCGTCGCCTTGCGGGCCTGCGGGGCCGGTAGCGCCTGCGGGGCCCTGCAAACCTCTTGGCCCACGAGCAGAACTCGCCACCTGACCGGGCGCTGGCGATATAACGTCTACAACGTCTGGCGGTGTTGGTACGCGAACTTCAACAATTTGACTCATCGGGTAACATCCGGCACCATGACGGAGTTTCCAGCAATTAAAGTGGTTGGCTCACCGGAACCGATAGCACCTTGAACATCCCACACGCCCAGCCGGGACATCCCCGTCGTCTGCGCGCCGGTGGCGGTGACAACAATGTGGCCTTCATCGGATTCTGAATCGTCCACCGTCAGATCGATGTACTCGCCACTTTCCGCCGAAGACTTCCGATAGGCGGTGAAAGTGTATGCGGAATAGTCATCAGGGGTGCCGTCCGTGCTGAAAATTACGTCAGCAAAGACCGTGGGTTCTCCCCGCAGGAAGTAAACCGTAGACAAACGTGTGGGGAGCAAGGCGCGCGCCAATCTGTAAGGATTCCACTTACCATTCTACCGCAGGACAAAAAAGGCCCGCCCCAAGACTCAGCCAGGAAAGGAGGTAAAACTGGCGAATCTCAAAGGGCGGGCCGTAACGAGTGGGAAGGACACTCGAATGAAACCATCATAGCATGACAAAACCCCCGGAGACTTCCCCAGGGGCCTTGCCTTTCCTTGCCGGAAATTAGCTGAAGTACGCGCTCGACTTCAGTTGCGTGACCAGCGTATTCAAGTAGGTACGCACAGCGGCCAAATCCGCAAAACTCGCAGGAACTGCCGTGAGCGCCACAACCTGAGCCGCAGGCACCGGAATGTTTCCCACAATCACCAGCGGCTCCGGGGCACCCAAAGTGCTCGGGTTTGTCGCTGATTGCGTGAGAACGACAGGCTTAGGCGCAACCATGATTACGAACCAGCGCCAGTCGAGGCAACAACGATGCTCGGGGTGAGAGCAGTCGCGCCAACAACGTGACGGACGCGGGCCTCAACGTCGTCCAACTCGAACGAGCCGTCGAGCGGCTGAAGCGAGCCACCAGCCACCGAGAAGTGGCGCGGGTCTTTCAGCGACACCAGCGGCGTGCGGTTGTCCTCGTGGAACAGTTCAAGGAACGCCGGACGCGCCGTGCCCTTCGGGACAACGAACCAGTAGTCGTCCACCGTCGAGCCACCGAACTTGTCGAGCGCATCCCACGGGCTGTAACCAATGGCACCGAGCGACGGGTTGATCCGGTAGGCATCCGAACCGTCAGTGCGCTCAATGCTGGTCGTGTTCAGGATGTCACGAGCGGTGAGGCTCAGGCCGTAGCCGGTGACAAGCTGGAACGACGAGGCGTTGGTGCGACGACCGTTGACCTCGACCGACTGCGACTGAAGCATTGCAGCCTCAAGCGACTGGTACGACAGCACCGGGTTGAGGGGCGCGTCGCTGAAGCCAGCGTTAACCACACCAGCCGAAGAGATGAACTCTTTGACCAGCGCGATGTCTTCCTGCTCCGCAGCCCAACGGGCGAGCTGGCGGGCGGCACGGGGAAGCCACTCAAACGAACCGGTCTTCAGGCTGGTCTCCCACGACATGCGGATTCGGATACCGTGCTTGCGCAGTTCACCGTCAAGGGTTTCGGTGGCGAACGACGCAGCCGGGTACTCGCCCAGCTCGGCAACACCGGGGAGGCCGTAGCCCACGTACTCGTCGCCGTCGTTGATGCCTTCAAGGGCAGACGGGTCGAAGTCGAAGCCGTACCATTCGATGTTCTGGAAGCGGTCGGTGCGGTACTCGTCAGCAATGGTGTCCCACATGACGGGCGTGTCAGCGAACTCCGCGAGGAAGATGGCGTTGACTGCCGGGGTCATGAACGAGGGAATGTCGCTGGTGGAGATAGCTTCAGCAAGTCGCAGACCAGCCTTGCGGTCACCCGAAAGTGCCTGCATCAGATCGCGGCCCGCTTCAAGCTGGCGCTGAGTGGCGTTGCGCTGGAGGTTGTCCAGAGCGCCCTCAATCATCTGCTTACGGTTTGTAGTCATCAGTTGTTCACCCGAACCTTGATCGGAACCGTGCCAGAGGTCGTGCCCTTGGCTTCCAGCGCCTTGCCAATGAGGAAGTTGGCCCCCGAAGCTGCGTCGTTGGTGACAGCAAGCGCACTCGGGGCCGAAGCGGCGGTAATGTAGAGGTTCGCACCACGAGCAATAGCACCCGTAACGGTAGTCGTTCCCTCAAACACGCCAACGTGGCGCACCGTCACCCAGTAGTTGCCGTCTGCGCGCAGTTCAGCGTCAGTCTCGGCAACACCCCAAAGGTTTCCGGGTGCGGTGGCGGAAAGGGTGACGAACTCGCCCGACGAAATCTCGGGGTCAGTGTTACCCATGTTGTACGACAGCGAATCCGCGTCGCGGAAAATCTCATTGAGCGCCATTATCGGGTCGCCTTTCCAAGATCAGCGAACGAGAAGCCAGCCGCGCCAGCACTCTCAACGATGCGACCCTGCACGCCCGCCTCGGCAACAATAGCCGCAACAGACTCGGTGATCGCCTTGACATACGCGACCTCGGCGGCGACGGCCTCAGCAACGGGGTTGCCAGCCTTTACCGACTCAATGACGCGCTTGCGTCCCTCTTCGGGGAGCTTAGCCTCGGCAACAGCCTTGCTAACCTCGTCGGCCACCTGGAAAGCGTCGGTCTTGTCTGCCGCCGCCTGGGTCGCCTGCTCCGAGAGAGTCACAACGGAATCCACCTTGGCCTCAAGGGCAACGAACTTGTCGTTCACGCTCTTGGTCAGGGCTTCAATGAGAGCCTTAAGCTCATCCATTTTCTGCTCTTTCTCTTTGTTTTCGACACTGGCGGTCGCCGCGTCGTCGTCAGCAGGCTTACCCGCTGAAGTCTCAATAGCCCGGTAGGACTCCATCATCTTCTCAACGCGTCCACCCCGGCCCGCAGCGACCACAAAGTCAACTGAGGTGTACGGGTCTTCGCCGTCGAAAGATTCAACGATGTATTCGCCATTTTCTTCGCGGCCTTCACCGGAAGCGAAAATGCTGACGCCGATAAGGTCGCCAAACTCTTCCACGAATTCGCGGTACTCTTTACGCACTTTAGCTTCCGTGTAGAGCGCAACCCGACCCTGCTCGTCTTCTCCGACGCGCACTTCGCCCGTCCGGGCGGCAATGCCGAGAACGTCGCGCTCCCAAGGCTGGCTGGGGTCTTTCGGGTGGTTCATGTGCATGGCGCGATTGGCAAAGACCGAACCGTATTGCTCCAGCAATTCACGAGAATACGTGCCCGACGAGCCTTTACCTTCAGTGATTATGCGAATGGGAAAAACGCCGTCTTGGCCCTTGGCTTTGACTAGCGTTCCCTGCTCGACTAATTTGCGTGCGCTCATTAGTACCAAGTTTAGCAGAATGGACTTTATTATCCGTTTATGCTATTTGGTCGGTGCGAACATCATTCCCACTGTCCGTGCCCTGCCCACCCACACCGTTTGACGTGCCCTGGTCTGGGGCCGCAACCGTGGCACTACCGGCAGTATCTGTGTCAATGTCGCGGCGGGGCAGGCTATCCTTGTTCGCCGGAACGAGCACGCCAGTGGGCACCTTGCCACCCGGCCACCCCATGAACGAGTCGATGATGTCTCGCTGTTGCTGCGGGCTGTAAAGGCCCTGCAAGTACGGCAGGAGGAGCGCCTGGAGTTCTCTGTAGAGTTCAGCTCCATCGACCATCGGGTCAAACCACACTTGAGCATCCGGTGCGCCCAGCCATTCCAGCACGGTGCGCTCAAAGTCAATGTGGATCAACCTACGTGCCATCATGCGCAGGCGGGTCGGGGCGTCAAGCGTCTGCGCCGAACCGTAAGAACTACCAGCCGCGCCGGGGTCGCTGGAAAGAGCAACCACACTCACGTCGATAGCGGCGGCGACCAGGGCCAGCACGGGGCGGAGCGAGTCGAAGTCGTAGCCACGTCCAGCAGTAGACAGCGCGGCAACGTCCATGCCATCCACCATTGCGGCGGTTCCGCCCTTGCTGGTGTTGGCTTGCACTTTGACGGCTGCGGCATTAGTTCCTGCCGCCGTCTGGCCTTTCAGCTTGAACGCTAGCGCTGCTAGCGCGCTCTGCATCTTCAAGCCGTCAAGCACGCCTTTACGGTGCTGGTCTGCCCACGCCATCGCCGCGATAGCATCCGGCAGGCCCCACGTCCAGCCGTCCAGCCGGTTAACTTGTTCCATGAACAGCACTTTGCGGTCTGACACGGATTCGAGCGCCCCGTTGTACGCAATGCTCGCGGTGCGCATGTCGCGGTGAGCGTACGTCCAAATCCACTCGTGCTCCAGCGAGCCATCGACCCCTACGACGCCAGAATTAGACTGCAACCCGTCTTTACTCCACGAACGCCGAACCGCCCACACCTCCGTGGGGTCATCCGGGTTCACATACGCGGCAGTGATCTGGTACAGCGGCAGGTTGCGCAAGCGCTTCGGGGTTGCCGCCTGACCCCGCCTAGCCGGACGCCCTTCTTCGCCAATGACAAAGTAGTGCCCGTTCGTGTAGCACGACTTCTCTTGACGTTCACGAGCCGCCGCCCCAAAGAAGTTGGCTTGATTTACCGGGTCGGCAATGATCGCCTGCACGTTCGCGCCACGACCCTGACGCGGGCCGGGCACCCCCTGGTGGTGCATCCCGCCTTCCCAGATGTACGCATGGCGCAGGCGCGCACCGGCACCGATAGGGCTGTTTAGGCCGGTCAGATTCCTGAGTTTCCGGCCAGCCTCCTGCACTTGGGCAAGTGTGGGGCCATCTTCCGGGTACGCCGACAGGTCAATCCAGCCCTGGCTGTCTAAAAGTAGCGACAGCGACGACATCTGCTCTTCCATACGTAGGGAAGCGTTCATCATGTCATTGTGGGCTTCAGCGAGCTGCCCTCTCAGCATTTCCGCCTCAACGACAGCCTGAGTCTCAGTAATGGAACTTATTTCGCTCGCTTTAGCCATGATTACATGGTATCAGCCCTTAAACTGGCAAGCCCCGCAAATCTTCATACCAGTCGGGGATGTAATCTTCAGCATTGAACGTAATCACATCGCCCTTTTTCGGGCCAGACTCACGCATGTCTTCTGGAATGTAAAACGCGTACCAGGCGGCATCGGCAAAGTCGGGAGACCGCTTGCCTTCTTTGCGCATATCCGCTTTCGACTGAATTTTGATCCTATTCCGCGCGTCATACTCGTACTGGATACTTCGCAACTGGTCAATGAAATCTTCATCGTCAATGTCAAGGTCAAGCAACCCTTGATGCGCTGCAATTTTCATGTCGAAAAACGCTTCAGCCCTGGAATTCGTATACGTGCGGCTTTCCCGCGCCGGGTCGCCACCAGCCATCTTGTACAAGTCAAACGTCAAGTTGCGACTAGCCAAGTCTTGAATAACCGCCATGCCCACACCGGACGAGTCCACTTTCACAAACTGCCCGCCCACGGCTTGAGCAAACTCAATGATCCTATCGGCGTTGCTCGGATTATCCGGGTTGTGGCCCGCCAGTGGCGCACCCTTCCAGATCGCCACCCGCCGTACCACCCAGCCTCGCCGCCCCGTCTGGATGTCAGGCTTGCCGGTTTCGTCGTCAGTCTCCCACACCTCGCCCGACTGGCACGAATACACCGAGCTGAAGTCACCCTTATCGCTCCAGGCGATATCCACGCCTAAGTGGATCGGAGCATCCGGGTCGGGCAGCACGTAAGCGTTCAGGCAGTTGGTGATGTCGCCTTCACTGAACACCGTGTTGCCCGAATCAAAGGCCCACTGACCCAACACACGAGCAATGTAGCGCGGGTCATCTTCGCCCCACTCTTCACGGCGTTCGTTGATGTAGTTCCAGCCCGACATACCTTCAGCCCGCGACTGGTCAAACCCAGGCTCATTCGTCACCAGCGGCGAGTCGAACACGCTAATGTGCATCCGGTTCCAGGATTCGGTTTCTTTCACCCAAATCTTCGCCATCTCACACGTCGGGTCGGTCGGGTTAGCAATGAGCAACTGTCGGTTGTGTACACCAGTCGCAATGTTGGCAAGCGCGCCAATCATGCCCGCATTCAAACCCACCGCCTCATCGCCAATAGCAAGCAGGTAGGTAGCGTGGACACCCTGGAAAGCAACGTCCGACGCCTCATTCGGCGGCTTACGGCCCTGACCGATTAGAACGCCCGAATCGGTCTTCCACTTCGAGTCGTTTGTCACATAGCCAGGTAACGGGTGGTCGGTAATTCCTTCGTCGTACCGGCGCTTAGCAAGCTCGTGGAACTTTTTGATGTTCGTCCACAAGATCGCATTCACCTGATCGACAGTCGGAGCGGTCGAGGCGACAAATACTTCATCCAACGGGTGCGTGTCAATCCACCAGCACGCAGCCAGCGCCGCAATCCACGATTTACCGACACCGTGCCCCGCCGCCACCGCTGTCGCCCGGTTGTCTCGGATGGAGTACAAGATTTCTTTCTGCTTACTCCACACTTGCAACCCCATGAACTCCGTCGCCCACTTCACCGGATCGTCCCGGTAGGCGTGTGCTTTCGACCTCTGCTCAATACGGCCAGCGGCTATCTCTGCAATCGCCGTATAGTTACCCATCTTCAGCGTCCAACTCGGCAGAAATCGCCATTAGCGCCCCCCGGAACGTGTCTTCCACCTCCGAGCGGGCAATGCCGGAACCTTCCAGCCGCTTCTCCAACTTGCCCAACGTGTAGTAGAACGCCCGATCCACAATGTCCATCAACACCTTGGCCTGCGCGGCCTGCACCCTGTCAATGTCAGCATCGACACGCAGGCGCTGCTGTTCCAACTGCTCAAACGTCAGGCGAATCGCGTCAAGGTAGTTCTTCGTTTGCTGCGCATCCTGACCGGATTCTGCGCGCTCCTTCAGTTTGCCAAGAAGTGCTTGCAGGCCGTGGAACGTCAGCCGGTACTTCTGCAAATCATCCAGCCAGTCCAAGGTGCCCGTCAGCCGGTCAATCTCCTGCACCACGATTTCTACCGGCGCGTGGACTTCCGCCGCAATCTCTTGGGCCGTCATCCCCCTGTAGGCTAGGCTGAGAATCTTGTCGTCGCGAAGTGAAAGCCCTGTGCCTGCCATGTGGGCCAGTCTACCAAAGGAAAAACACCCGGAGGCCAAGGCCGAGCCGGGTGTTCGCGTTCCTGCAAGTCTACTCCATCTCCGGCAACTCGACCATTCCCGTCACCGCCACCTCGAACTGCCGCACCGTTTCATGGTTACCCGTCATCGCATCAACTGCCTCACATACCCAGATGGGCGTGATGATGACCTGGGGATCGTCGCCCAATTTGTCCAAGTGGCTCATCACGAACACGAAAGCATCTTGGATGGAAGCAACCTTCTTAGCGTAAGTGGCCGTGTACTCGGTGGGGCTATCGGTCAGTTGCATTACACAGACTCCTCAAACGTGAGCCGACGCGAGTCACGAGGCCGCCACCCCTTCGACCCTTTCACGTCTTCCATCAGACGCCGCACAACAGGCTCGGAAATCCAAGCGTTATCCACCTTTTCGCCGCTATTGATTGCTTTTGCAAGCCCATCAATCGCAGCCACAAGCGACCGGATGCTATCCCGTGCCTGCCGATCCAACGACACTTCCACGTTCTGCGCTTTAACCATTCTTACATCCCTTCCTGGCCTCAAACGCACCTTCAACGATGTCCAGCGTGTCAGCATCATCTGCCACCTCGAAAAACACCCGCTCCTCACCTTCCACGTCCAATGACCACACGTTCATGTCCGAGCCGCAGTCTTGCAGCATGATCGTCAACTCGACCGCGCCGTAGGGGTCATTACCTTCTTGTGACAAGATACGCATAGCAGAAACCTAGCACATCACTTTTCTTTTTCCCGCAACGACTCTGCGAACATCTCGGCAATCAGTTTCAGTGCCCATCCCACCAGAGCTCCAATGAAGAACCACGTCAGCGAGTCACCCATTACAGCCCCCTGCTCAAAGCACGGCGTCTTGCCTTTGCCACCTTCAGTGCCCGACGCAAAAGCCTTTCATGCTCAGCCGCAACAACGTTTTGCAACCTCGCCATATCTGACTGAATGCGCTCGGACTCACGTTGAATCTCCATAATGACTTCGCCCACCCTTTTAAGGCTCAGTCCCAGGGAGCGAATCTCCGCCCCATGGGCATCAATATCGTCAAGGTGGTTAGTGAACATCTACATCAACCTCCGTCACATCGTAAGCTTTCACATCCAGCAAGTACTCGCGCCCTTCATGCCAGAAAATGATCGTCCCGCCAAAGCGCGTTGCAATGCCTGCCTCTTCTACGGCGTCACCGAATGCGAACAAAGCCTGCACCTCTTTAGGCATTACTGCTCCTTTCACTCAATGCAGCAAGCCTACAACCACACTTGCCGGAAAACACACCCCTGCGGTCACGGTTGTGTAACGGTTGCTCCATGCGGAAAATACGATCAGAAAAAAATTGCAGACAGCACTCTGGGCTATGCAGTTTCCATGCTTCGTTTTTTGCGCGGTAGTACCCCCACCCCATACCCTGTGCGCTCCCTGTGCAAATTCGATACCTTTCCTATGAACAAACTGTACGCCGCTAAGTGTTGACATGGCCCCCCGGTGTGTGCTATGGCAGCTCATGCCACTATGCGACTATTACTCACTAATGCGCGGTCACCCTCCACCGCTGCGCCTAGCACAAGCTCGCCAATGTCAACCCTTGACATTCTGCCGGTAGTGTGCGCTGAATATATTTCACTATTGCGGCCGGGGGTCGTGCTCATGCGCGCGCGTGGCTTGACATATGGCGGTATGTGTGTGCTGAATCATGCTCATGTTATGGGGGTGGGCCGTTACCTAGTTGTTACATTCGGGATGGGTGGAATAGGTTGCGCTGTGAGGGTTTACCGCGTAGCATGAAGCCATGACTAACACGACCTGCCACATGACCACTAACGGCGCGCATGACATCGAGTGGATGAACGTGCCCGAGTCACACTTCTACCTAGCTGCCGGTGAGTCTTTCACCGTTCCCGCGTGTGAGCGTGGTTTCTGCTGGGCGTGCGATGAGCGTTTCGTCCGCTAGCTCTCTAGTGCCACCCTCTCACGTATCCGCGTGCGCGTGGGTATGTGGGGGAGTGCTACTAGCAAACCCGCTAGTTCACGAGTCCTGGAAGGGGACACCATGAGTAAGGTATATTCGCCCGATTACGCGCTAGCCTGTTCAGCGCTCACCAGTATCGGCAATCATTCGGATGACCGCGTGAATGTCTGGCACGGGGCTACGGTTCCCGCTTACGTTTGCGGATTCCATGCGGCACAACTCGACTCACGCGCATATGCGACTATGCGTAGCGCCGGGACTATCGCATGACCCGCCACTACTCACAAGCCCGCCGAGAGGCTTACACCCTGGCAGAGCGTAAGCGCCAACAGCGCACCACTGACCGCCGTGCTGAACGGGCTGCTAAGGTGCGCGCGCGTCAGACAACCGATAACAACCGATAGGGGTATGACCATGAGCATGAAGATTCACGACATCAACGACCTAAAGACTGTAAGCCATGCAACCGGGGGCCATTTCTTCGACACTGGTGCTATGCGTTTTTTTGATTCGCGGGTAGGTGGGTTCATCCTGCGAAACGATGACACTAGCGGCTATTTTGTCACCAGTGAGCGATACGACTACAAGTCGCCCCGGTTGTACACGGTGCGCCGGTACAGTCTAGTGACGCGGGAGGATGGCTCACCCTGGGTCGATATAGAGACAGTGGGAGACTTTCAGGACTGGGAGACTTTGAAGCTCGCACAGACTGCCGCAGAATCTCACTGGAAGAATCACGCCTACATTAACTAGCGCGCTACACGCTCCCCCTAGGTTCCTCACTGGCCCTAGGTGGTTGCGCGTTGTTCGCTGGGAATGACGACACACAAGGAGGATGCAAGCATGAGAGATATCGAGTTCACTGGGCAATGTGACTTTTGCCCGTCTAAAGTCGAATTTTACAGGGTCACGCATGACGGCGGATTCTGGTCTCTGGCAAGTTTTGAGGCTAACGCCGGGTCAGATTACCTAGCCATTTGGTGCGCATCGTGCGGGCCTAAGCATCGTGAGGGCAACCGATTCTTTCCGGCGGTGACCGCATGACCGACTATCGCGCCATTGCTAAAGACGCCGACATAAACTTTGCGAGCCTCTCGTTCGCTGAGCAAAACAAGCTCATAAACGCTCTACATGCCGCACACTCTCAGGGGTATTCGGCGGGTTACTGGGCGGCTCTTGAAGCCCCTAGCGTTACTCACGGACTGTAAGGGGGGTGCAGAATGGCAAGCAATTACGGCCTAGAATTGTCCGTTAGTGTCGTTTGTCGTGGCCCTATTAGTGGCGCTTATGAAGTTAGCGGCATTAAATGGCGGCGTAATTCTGCTGACATTATCGCAGAATATCCCGCTAAGCGCTTTCTCTACTATTCTAAGCGTGAAGCTATAGCGGCATATCGCGCCGGGGTAAAGTCTGGCGATATTGTCCCTGACTCGTTTAGGTGGCAAAGATAATGCGCTTCCTCCCGTGGCTCATTCTGGCAGCTCTTTACGTTCTCGCTGCGAGTAATTGCAGTATCCCCTATTGCTGAAACACTCGCCCCCTGTCGGTGCTCAATCCTGGCGGGGGGGTGAGCTATGCCCGGAAACGCTGAGAGCCATTCTAAGCGCTTGGAAGTCTCGACCCTCCTGCACTACCTAAGCGTCACGAAAGCGTCTCTACGGCGATTCTGTG